CGGCTTTCTGCAAATCCTCAAGAGGTTTGCCTTTATATTTGTATCTCCACAAATACTTCATAATATTTCCTTGTAAATAACTTTTAAATTCTTTACCCGTGGCAGCTTGTATAGCGTCAATACACTCTATTCCAAACTCATTATAGTGAGCAGGACTATTGACCATATCCTCTTCTTCTGCTTGCTTAAGTCTCATTTTCATATACTCCACATGTCTCAATGTATTGTAACTTTCATATTTCCTATTTCTTCATCTATACTTTGACGACCATCTTCTAATACTTGGTCTGTATCTCTAATTGCAGTGTGAACCATGCCTCTTGTTAAAAGAGCATAGAACATAGTGTCTTCTTCTGTCAACAGATTTCTGTCGTGACTATGGTAAATCTCTACATCAAAACCTTTATCTAAGTGTCTGATTATAATAGCAGAATCGCCTTTATTTAAATTTATTTTGCCCATGATTTATTCCCTTGTTACACCAAAATTTGTGCCATAACTGATGACGCAGTATATTTTATGTTCAGGATGAAACTCAACTATGGTGAAAGTTTGTTTTTCTATATTCGCATATATTTTTAAAGGTAACGTAACAATTCTTTTTTGTAACCCTTCTTTACTTCTTACCTTAGTAAGTTGATTACCATTGAGCATTAACTGTTCTTTTTTTTCTTGTATGGCATCCATAACCTCTTGTTTTTCAGCACACATAACTGGTTTGTCATTCCAAGTTCCTGCAAAACTTTTGATGCTAAATGTTATAAACAATATTATTGTGACTATAATTTTCATGTATATTTCTCCCATAAGGCTACCAGCACCACCCAAAATCCATAGACATGAAGTGCTATTACTACTGTTTTTAATACTTTATTCATTGAGTCATCTGCCATATACACCCAATCTTGGTATTTCTTTTCTTTTGGTGAGATGTATGCTTTTATTCCTACATAATCAAAGTTCCAAGCATCTCGTCTAGTATCTCTTTTAGTCATTTTTTGCTACCACTTCTATAAAATGTTCAGCATCAATTATAGCTAAAGGTTTCTTTCTATTCATTTTTATAATTAACAATGGTTCACCTTTGTGATTGTGGGACTCAGCTTGTTCATAGTAATTATAAATTGTAGTCATTCTTTCTGTATTTTTACACTCGATATTGTAAGGGAATTGTTTGTAGGCAACTGTGGATAACTGGACATCAACTCCGTTAACTCCCATAGGAGTAGATTTGATGTCCAACTCAGTTACTCTTTTAAGTAGACTTAGTAGTTTTTCTGCTACCCAATTTTGTAGCTTTCTTCCCTTCGCTTTTGCTGACCTCGGCGACATCCTCTTCTTCTTCAATACGGATTTCTGTGATGTTAGCCGCTGGGATGGTAACTTTCTGACCTTTCGTTTTGAGGGTCGGAAAAGCGATTTCGTTGTTGAGTTCTTCGATGAAGGCATCTGCTCTCTCTCTGCTTATCTTAAATATTTTTGCAATGGGAGAGCCGTCAGTGCCTTTATACTGAATCGTCATGGTTACGCCACTCTTCGGTGATGTGGGTGTACCAAACCCATTTTGGGTTTCTTCCTTTGCTTGGTAATTGTCTTTTAAACTCGAGGTTTTTCCAGCATCTTGTCTTGTAGGGACAATAACTGCACTCAATCCCCAAGGTCCTATTACCTGTAGGTTTTTTATAAAAGACTTCCTCGACATCGGTAAAACATCTTCTAAAAGCCTTTCGTTTAGATATTGATTTATAAGTGTGTTGTATCTTGTCATACACGTCCTCTCTTTCTTGTTGTGTGTCTTTTGCTTCCGCAATAGCTATTTCCCCAGTTGACTTGTTAAGTGCAATCCATCCTTTAAATGCTTTGTCACTAGCCATGCCATAGCCATGACCTTGTGTCACATATCCAAAAGCATCAGATTCTTTTATTCTTTCGTACGCATCATCAGGCTTAAATTTATTCTCAAAAGCAAATGGGGATGCAGTTTTTATATCGTAAATGCCATCGTCTAATTCAATATCAAATTCACCTTCTATTGAACTTTTTTTATTTATTGGTAATTTTACTTTACCATGTTTATTTTTTATTTCTATTCCTGATGCTTGTATCACTGCAATCATCAGAGCCTCTAATACATCTCCCATAGCCATTCTCATTTTAAAATCATAGCTAGGTGTTTCTTCTTCTGCCCCTAAGGCTTGCATCTGTAGCTGACAAAGTGGTTTACCCACGTTGCTCATTCGTAATCGGAAATCATTTCTTTTTTCATTGAATTGTTTATTTAGGGCTTGTTTGCAGTTCTCTGCAAATTCATTAAGAATGTGAGGAGACATTTCTGCCTCCCCACGAGCCGCCTTTGAAAGGAACGAAACTATAGCGGCTTGTTTTGTATTCATCCTGTCAATGACTCGGGCAAATCATCATTCAGAACGTCATCCGAGGTAACAGTAACGGCATCTTGGTCTACCATCTTACCTTGCTTTCGTAAGGCATTATCGTATTCCTTCATTACTGCAGTATTCTCGGCATTTATGTAGTCCATGAAGTAAGCTAAGGTGTCTTGGTCTTCAGGAGTAAAATCGACTAGTTGAGGGCTATTGTCGAACTTACCTACATAATATACTAACCCACCATTCTTCTTTTTTTCTAAAGAAGCGTGAAGTTTATAAAAGATAAAAGGTTTCTTCTGTGCAGTTAAAGCGTCCATAGGAACAGATATGGGCATAAAGTTACTACCCCTTGCTCTCCAAAGGATAGGAACATCTACTGCTTCTTCTACCTTTGCACCCTTTTCATCGACTGCATCGAGAAAAGTAGCTTTACCAAACAACATACGAAAGCACTTAATATTCTTTTGTTGAATTGCTTTGTCTGCTGATAGGCTTTCTCTCTGACTAGCAGGAACTGAGCCACATCTCAAAGTACCTAACATGTCAGGTATTTCAGTTTGTGGATACAAGTTCTTTGCCATCACAGATTTGTTGACCATCTCGTTCAACTCAGCATCATAGTGTAGATACTGATATCTTTGAACGAAGACTTGAAAGTCAATACTTTTTGCATACACTGTTTTATCAGGTAGCGACACAGACCAAGAACCTGCAGGTAGTGAATTACCTTCATCGTCTTCATGGTCTCTGTTTATCTTCAAGAAGAACATATTTCTAGCAGGGCTAGTTGCCTCTTCTTGACCGATTATTTTAGCGATATCTTCAAAATTTGTATTTGAATTTACAACTGGTAATGTTTCCATATTTACACTCCTTGTTGATATTGGAACTCAATTTATATTACATTCGGAAGAGTTAGTCAAGTTATATTCAGTCATATTCAACCAATCCTTACCGATTTCTAAATCCACAGCCAAAGGCACTTGCCAAGTTACGTTGTAAAGTTCCTCAAACTGTTTGTCTACTTTAGTCATAGCATCATAAGTCATACGTGCCACAACTTCTTCTTCACCAGGATAAATATCTAAGACTATCGAGTCATGGACTGTATTAATAATCTTAGATGCAACTCTTTTATTGACAATCTCATTTTGCAAATGAATAAGTGCCAATGGAACCACGCAACCACCTGCAAGACCTTGGACAGGATAATTCTTAATAGAGGGTGCTCCTGATGCGTTTCCGTTGGCAAGTCGTCTAGTATCTGGAAAAGCGAATTGCTGACCAGTATACATGGTAACAACACCAGTCGATATAGCTTCAGTTTGTAAAGTCTCATGCCATTTTCCTAGCTTTGGGTACTTATCAACAAAGGCTTTATAGTAAGCCGTCTCATTTGGGGTACCCGTAGTACCCCCGTATAAGGGCTTAAAGGTGTGTGCCTTTGCTTCAGTGCGTTCTTCTTTAGTTACCTCTGCTTCAGGCTTATTAAATATAATAGAAGCAGTATATTTGTGAACATCACTGCCTTTCATAATGTCTGCAATCATAGTTTCATCACCACATAGTTGAGCAGCAATACGAAACTCTAATTGACTATAGTCAGCTTGCATTATTGACCCATTGTCAAACCTAGATACAACAACTGCCCTAACTGGGAATGTTGAACCTCGTGGTTGATTTTGAAAGTTAGGGTCTGATGAAGACAACCTAGTAGTCCTAGTGACACACTGGTTAAACTTCGGATGCAACAAACCATTACTTCTTGTGTTACGAGATATACCACCAACAAAACTAGACAAATAAACATCCACTGCATTTAATCTTATAGTCGATTTAAGAAACTCTTGTGCTTTTATGTTTCCATTATGTTTAGCTATACTCAACAATCTAATTAGAGTAGTTTTATCAGTAGCAAACCCATTGGCAGACACATCTCCAATATCTCTTGGATTCATTGTGAGTCCACCAATTTTAGGAAGAGGCATGTAAATAAACCCTGCACCAAAACATGCAGGACATTTAGTAGCTTTCTTCCATCTCTGTCCGTCCTTCCTTATCTTGAAGAACTCGCCTTTGCCATGACACTTGTGACAATGTTGTGCTTTTGTTCTGTGAACACGAGTGGTCATAGCTTTTACCATTGATGCAAATTGTGGAAGACTCAGTCTAGGTCTCAATAAAGGTTTGCCCTTTTCATTAAGACCTATATTAAATGCCTCTGCCCACTTCTTCTTATCAATGACTTTACGTGAGTAAATCAACTGACTTACTTGCTCAGGAGATGCAAAGTTTACATTTGTATCGCCCATAACTTCACGACATATTTCTTCCATTTTAGCTTTTAGTTCTCTTTGCTCTATCTCATAGTCAAGACGTACCTTCTCTAAGGTTGTGAAGTCAATCT